GCAATTTTAAACCATAAGTTCTTGCAATGTTATAAATTGAAGACCTTTGTTGAGCGTATTGAAGAACTGTCTCTTGAATACTTCTATCGATGTGATAGTGTAAGTTATCTGCAACCGCAGCATTTAAATCAATAAACACAGAGAATACCGATGCATCATTAAAATCCTGTATAAGTTCAGGATAATATGTTTTTACATAGTTTAATAATTCAGTTCTTATCCCCTGATAGTCTCTGGTTGTATATGATATTTTACGATTTGCCATCTATATTAAATATTGATAATTACAAAATCACTCTGAGCAAATGTATTCGCCTCTACTGAGTAATCGATTTTAATTTTTGCGGTATATTCTGATGTCCCTTTTCCTGGAAATCTATAAATTGGTGACTCACTACTACCAACAATGTTTTGACCTTCTGCAATGTCAATTTCTTCCATTGGGTCTGCAGGTGTAATTGAAATGTTATTTAATAATAAATTTGGCATGTAATTCCCAACTGCTTCTCGAATATCTGATTCAATGGCATCAAACGTAAGTCCATCAAAAGGTTCAAATAAGAACTCATATAATCTTGTACCAAAATCAGGTAAATAATAACGTGTACCCTTTCTTGTCAATAACAAGTGAATCAAATCGGCTTTAATCTCTTGAGCTTCAAACTCCGTTAATTGCAAATAGTCACCTCTTTTAGAATCTCTAAAAGGAAAATTAAGACCATATGTAGTTCCATCTGCCATAACTATAAATATAATACCCTGGTTTTTCCTTATAAATAGATTAAAATAAATAATCCCGATGTTAGTCGGGATTATTTAATGTATTAAGATGAACAACCGAAACACTCGATTTCGATTCCTTCAGGTTTTGGTGGTAGGTTCATATCACTATAATCTACTTTAGGAATTTCAACCGTAGGTTTTGATTTCTGTATTTTTGATACATCAACCGCTAAGTGTTTAGCTCCTGTTGAAATTGCCTTGGTTCTAACATAGTAACATAAAGTCTTTAATCCTTTCTCCCATGAGTGGAAGTGTGATGAAGTAATTTTAGACAATGTTGGATTACTCATATAAATGTTCATTGATTGTGATTGGTCAATAAACGGAGCTCTGTCCGCCGCCATGTCAATCAATTCTCTTTGAGAGATTTCCCAAATTGTTTTATATTTTGGAATCAAGTGTTCAATTCTCTTAACTTTTTTATTGTAGTTTCTGTCTTCAGGGTCAAGGTATTGGTTAAAGTTAATGTTTTGAATAGAACCCTCATTCATGATAATTTCGTTTTTCAAGTCTTCACACCATACTCCAATTTTCTCAAAGTCATTAATTAAATACTTGTTTACAATCATGATTTCACCACCAACAACTCTTCTGTTAAATAACGCAGAGTGAGCTGGTTCTGTCATTTCAAATGAACCTGTGATTTTAGCTGAAGATGCAACTGGCATCTGAGCTGTGAATAAAGAGTTACATACTCCGTATTCTTTAACTTCTGTTTTTAAGGTATCCCAATCTAAAAATAATTCAGATTCGTTTAACCCCCACATATCAAATTGGAATACACCTTTTGACATTGGTGACCCTTTGAAAAATTTATATGGTTTTCTAACACCTCTCTTACATAAGTCATTACTTTCAGTAATAGCTGCGAAGTAGATTGCCTCGAATATGTTTTTATTTAAAACTTTAGCTTCTTCAGATGTGAAGATGTAATCCATTAAATAGAATACGTCCGCTAACCCTTGAGTTCCAATAGCAATCGCTCTTTGTTCAAGTCCTCCTTTTAATCCTTTTTCTGTTGAATAGTTATTCTTATCGATTACATTGTTCAACGCTCTTACCGCTCTTCTAACTTCTTCAATCAATAACTTATAATCAAACTTACCATCAACAATAAAGTTTTTCAATACGATAGATGATAACGTACAGATTGCAGTTGTCTCTTCATCAGTGTATTGGTAAATCTCATTACATAAGTTTGATTGTTTAATCACACCAATGTTTTGATGATTAGTTTTCTTATTAGCACTATCCTTAGCACATAAATAAGGAACTCCTGTTTCAACTTGAGATTCAATAATTTTATTCCAAATCTCTTGAGCTTTAACTTTTCTACCGATACCTGCGTCAATCGCCTTTTGATAGTTTTCTTCGTATTCGTCACCAAAACATTCTTGTAATGGTTTGATACCAGCTTTAATAATTTCGTTAGGACAGAATAAGTACCAATCTTCATTATTCTTAACCGCTCTCATGAAGTTATCAGGAATCCATAAAGCGGTAAATAAATCTCTCGCTCTTAGTTCCTCAGCTCCTGTGTTCTTTTTAATCTCCAATAGGTCCATGATATCTCTATGCCATGGTTCTAAGTAGATAGCTGCACTACCAGGTCTTCTCCCTTGTTGGTTAAAGAATCTTAATGACTCATTAACAATTTTTAGATACTTTAATAATCCACCCGCAAATCCACCTGATGACTTAATTCTACTTTCCTTACTTCTGATGTTAGACATCGATAAACCGATACCAGCAGCGTCTGAAGAGTAAGTTGAAATGTCGTTCAATGTTTTTAATAGACCTTCTCTTGAATCTGAATTATTGTAATGTAACACACAAGAAGCTAATTGAGGTACTCTTGTACCCGCATTAATCATAATAGGTGTTGCCTTTGATATACGTTGGTTTGATAATGAGTTGTAATACTCTATCGCCTCTTCGTACGTGTTAGTTACCCATAGAGCAACTCTCATATACATGTGTTGAGGTCTTTCAATAACTTTACCTTCAGGTGTCTTTAACAAGTACATTTCTTGTAATGACCTCCAAGCGAAATAATCAAAGTTATAATCATTTTCATGATTAATAACCTCATCAATTTTACTCGGACCGTATTTTTCAATAATTGACATTAGTTCGTCATGTACAATACCATCAACGTGTAACGTATGCATTGTATTTGAGAAACTTGGGTCAGTTTCTTTGTGATAAGAAGAAATTGCAACTGAAGATGCAAGTCTTGAATAATCGTGGTGACTACCTGTATAAGCGGCCGCGATTTCATATACAAGTTTGTCTAACTCTTTAGTTGTTATAACACCTTCTGTAGGTACAGAAGTAATAACTTTAATAAAGATTTCGTCTGAATTTACAGTTAAACCTTTAGAAGCTCTTTTAATTCTGCTATATATTTTTTGTGGATTAAAGGACGCATCTTCCCCGCCCCTTTTTTTAATTTTTAGTGACATCATAAATTTAAAAATAGTAAATTAGAAATCAGAATCAAATGATAATGTTTCGTTTAGTTTTGCTTTTTGGTACTCCATTGTTCTTGATTCAAAGAAGTTACCCTTTGTTTCAACAGCAATTTGTTCCATAAACTTAAATGGTTGTTCAACGTTAAACTCTTTTTTACAACCAAATTTAACTAATAACCCATCGGTTACGAATTCAAGATATTGTTTCATTAAGTTTGAATTCATTCCGATAAGTGAAACAGGTAAAGATTCTGTGATGAACTCTTTTTCAATTTCAAGTGCAGATAATAAGATTTCTTTAATTCTCTTCTCTGATGGTTTGTTCTCTAAGTGATTGTTAACTAAGTGAATAGCAAAATCACAGTGTAGGTTTTCATCTTTAAAGATTAAAGTATTGGCGTTACATAACCCTTGCATGATTCCTCTTGATTTCAACCAAAAGATTGAACAGAATGAACCTGAGAAGAATATACCTTCAACCGCAGCAAACGCAACTAGTCTTTCTTGGAAAGATGCGTTTTCAATCCAATCAAGAGCCCACTTGGCTTTCTTTTGAACTGCAGGTAAGTTATCTAATGCAGTGAAGCATAGTTGTTTTTCTTTCTCGTCTGAGATATATGTGTCGATTAACAGAGAATACATTAAACTATGTATGTTTTCTGCCATCAATTGAAATCCATAAAAGAATTTTGCCTCAGGATATTGTACTTCCTTTAAGAAATTCTCAGCAAGATTTTCGTTAACAATACCATCTGAAGCCGCGAAGAACGATAAGATGTTCTTAACGAAGTATTGTTCGTTTTCAGTAAGATTATTCCAATCTCTAATGTCATTACTTAAATCAACCTCTTCTGCCGTCCAAAACGCCGCTTGATGTTGTTTATAATATTCCCAAATGTCATCGTGTTGAATAGGAAAGATGACGAATCTATTAGGATTCTCTACTAAAATTTTTTCCATAATTGTTTTTTGTTTTGTATTAAGATTGTTGTTTTTGTTCTTCTTTTTGTTTTCGTTTCTCCATCAACTCTTTAACCCTATCTCTCTTTCTCTCCTCTTGTTGTTCTTCGAAACCTAAGAATGTTACTGAGCTTTCAGTATCTATTTCAAGTAGTTCGTTGTTAAATTTACAGTTTTCAAAAACTACTCCGTCCTTACCTAAACGTGACTTTGTAATCGCGATGGTTGCAAGGTTCATTTCTTTCTGTTGAAGTGTCTTAGCTACAGAGATGATTACGTGACCAACCTGAGCCTTTTTAATCGAGCCACCCATTTGGTCGGTCGTTACGACTTCAGATGAAATTGAGGACCTATTACCCTGTGTGGCGGTCCATCCAACTAAGTCTAGTTCATGGCACATTGCTTCGAACCCTCTCATCACAGAACCTTCAGCCTTCCACTCATCTTTACTTGTAGATTCAGGAAGAACGCAGTCAATGTAATCTAACATAACCAAATCAAGTTTGTTTCCATCAGCAATCATTTTTCTTACTTGATTTTTGATTTGATTCATAGTCATACTATCGGAAGCTAACTTCTTAAGAACCAACTTGTTTTGCATGGTCTCTTGAATTTCTGTAACCTTCGACATTACCTCATCTTTGTTTTTCACTAAGTTATCAGGTTCGATACCTGTCCAAAGTGTGAAGTGTTTTCTTTGAATAATCTTTGGGTTATCCTCGAAAAATACTTGGAGAACATTGTACCCCAAGTTAAATGCTGTGTTCGCAATTTTGGTTAAGATAGTTGTCTTACCAACCCCTGTTGGAGCTAGGATAACACCAATCTCACCTTTGGCCAAACCACCTTTAAGTAGTCTATCAATTCCTGGGATTCCCATTGGAATTGGGTGACGATAATCCTCGTCTAATACGGTATCCAAGTTAGCGAAGATGTCCGTCTGTCCTTTGTCGATTTCACCGACTTGTAACGCGTTTCTCACCAATCCTTCAACCTTATCGTAAGATTCGAAATCACCTTCTGTAATTATTTTCTGAGCTTTGTCCATCGCCTTTTGAAGTTCTTGTTGTTTACAGAACTTTAAAGCTTTCTCCTGAACGAATACTGTACCTTCAAAGGGAGCGTCTTTTACCTGTTTCAAGGTATCTAAGACCACTTTTGCAACGATTTCCTGTGTAATTTCTGATTTAACAATTTGGTCAAGAGTTTCGAAATTAGGCGTTGATTCATACTTTACATAGTATTCTTTTATCATCTGTAAGATGATTTTAAAGTACTTGTTGTCAAAGTACGATGACTCAATCACGTCCATAATAGACGATGAGAAGTCTTTGTCAACTACTATTTGATTTAGTAATTGAATCTGAAATGTGTTACCTAAATAATCGAAATTTTTGTTCATATATTGTTTTAAAATTGTCCCCTGTATTATTAAATACTTACTTACTTAGGTCGAATTCCAAATATTCGTAAGTTAATTTGTTATTTGAAAAAATGTCAGTTAACTCGCGAAGTACCTCTTTTAAAAATGGTCGTACGTCGACTGTATAACGAACTTTTGGTGGATAAAATTTTCCATCAAAAACTCTATGACAAATTGTCGTGTCTCCAACTTTAACATAAATGTTAAAAACTTCAGGACCATCTGTGTAAGATGTGTTCATAATTGATGGGTCATGCGCAATTGCGTCTTTGTTGTCCATCATGTAAATTACTGTCTTCATTTTCAAGGCATATTGTAATTCATCTTTTAAACTTAGAATGAAGTCATACAACTCCGTTGAGTTTCTCGCCTTTGGGTTATACCCTCTAACGTTAAAGAATCTTTGAACTACAATGTTGTCATTCAATGTCAAAAGGAATTCCATTTTTGTGCTGTCTTGCTCTCTCATGCGATTTAATTTTTGTTTGTGTTTCTTTTTTCTTTTCTTGTTAATTTCATAAATGGTCGAAGGAAGTTTACCCAAGCTTCGTCATTCTTGGGGAGGTATTTAAAGAGACCATCTTCCATCATAAGTCTCATTAAGTTTTTATATCCTCTATCTGTGGGGTCAATTGTGTCTGTCTGTATTTGTTCGACTAATTCTTTACCTTCATCGGTAATAAGTGGGTTCTCGAGGTCCACAATCTTCTTGTTTGTGTTATAGAACTCCTCACCAAGTATACCATTTTTTGTCTTACCAGTCAAAATATTCTCAAGAGCTTTCGGTTTTTTCTTTTGCTCGTTATTTCGTGCAATATCGAGTAATTTGTCGATAGTGCAGGGCATTTCCTGCAAATCAGGGAAGAATTTTAATAAAGTTTTTTCCCCTAATCCTTCAATACCATCGATATTGTCGGACTTGTCTCCTGTGAAAACTTTGGTAATTAAAACGTTGTAATGTGGTATCTCAACCTTGTTGATTGTTATCATATCCCCATTCTTAAAATATTGTTTTGTGATTGGAGAATATATGGTAACTCTTTCAGATATGAGTTGAGTTAAGTCTTTATCTGCTGAGAAGATTATTACGTCTTCATCCGTTGCGACTTTACAGTAGTGAGCAATTAAGTCATCAGCCTCGTTGTTAATCATCTCAACTTGGCGTACGAATATCTCCTCGAGGTATTGTTTAACTCGAGATTTTTGTTGAAGGTATGACTCGTACTTATACTCGTTCATATCCTGTCTTCTATTCGCCTTGTATTGTGGGTATATCGATTTCCTGATAGATGAGTTCGAGTCTCCGTCCCAAAAGACAACAACCTTATCCAAGTTGTGTTCTTCCAAGAACTTTCTTAAGATGTTGATGAAGTGGTAGATTCCACCTAAGTGGTCACCACCATCATACATCTCTCTTACTCCATGAAATCCTATTTTAAACAGATTATCTCC